AAGACGGCCCTTGGGTAGACGTGGACGCGGTGCTTGCTACTTATATTGATTGGCGCGATTCTAGTCTATGGCCCACAGCGGAAAAGCAATTTCAGAAAATAAAAAATACGATTGAAAACCACCGTAGAACTGAAAAAGACCGTGTGCACGTCCACTTTCACATACGCAATTTACCATCGCAAGGTATTTTTCAATGGAAGTTTTTGAACCCTTTGACCTTAGTTCCAAAACTTCCCGAACCGCGTCCAGCTCAGTTTCTTTTAAAAGTGCAGTAACAGCTTCTTTGTCCAATGATTTTATTTCTTTTTTCATGGCAAGACCTATCCACTTTTTAAGCTGTGCCGGACTGTTCGGGTTTTCTAAACCCGTAAGGGCTTTTAATTTTTCAGAAATTACTAAAGAGTTTTTTTCATTGATAGCATAAGCATTTACAGCCATTTCGGTATCAATTAAAATGCCCCTGTCATTAATTTGCTGATCTAAAATATAGTTGTAACGTTCAGATTCGGGCAAAGTGTAACAGGACAATCTGCTTGTTATTTCGCGTTCTGCTTCTACGTCATTGATGCAGTAACGCTTGTATTCTTCCCACTTTTCAGGGTCCGCGCTTGGGAAGTTTCGCACAGTATAGTCGTTTTTAGCTGTAGGCTTTATAGGACAAGAGAAAAAACGTATAAGGGCTTTTCCCGTTGCAAGTTTACCTTTTTCTTCTAGCTTCATCGCTTCAGATACAGCCGCCAGGCCAAGAGGGAAACCACAGTAGGCCGCTTTTATTGCGCTACAGTGCCATTGTTCTAAAGGAATGTCAATACCAATAGCTTTGAAGCAATTGCGTTCAAAATTCGCATTGTGTGCGTGTTTTTCAAAATACGGATCTTGCAAGGCTTTTGTAAAATTTTCCGGTAATTTTTCACCGCGCGCTAAATCTACTATTTGCACCGGTTCATCATGAAAAGCATAGGCCACCATTAAAATTTCAAAGTCTACCGACTCACAATATCTGTAAGCACCCGCGGAAGTAATATCTACAGAACTGTAAGTCTCAATGTCAATGTGTAGTTTCATAGTATTTGGTAGGGGTTTAAAAAAGGACTTACGCGCAATAGTGCTTCTATTTCATACAGCGGTTAAAATTTGGCTGCCTTATTTTTGTGAGGGGCGCGGGATTCGAACCCGCAATAGTCTTTATGCGACTGCTTTAGGCCTGTAACTTAAGCTAGCCCCTCCACCCGATTCGCACGGGTGTTTTTTTTATCCTAAATCATCTTCACCTGAGCCGAAATCTTCTTCAGCGGAAGAACCACCACCGGAAAGCTTTTCACCGTCTTCAAGTTTCTGAACGTTGTTTAAACCTGCCGCGACCCCCTTGTTGCCGTTAGAGTTGAACGCGTAAAAATTAATTGATACGCGACCAAAGCAACCGGAATAGAATTCAGCTTTGTCTAAAATCGGGTTAAGTGAAGAATCAACTACAGCCGGTTTAGTTTGACTAGAACAATTAATGAAGTAGTGCCCTTCGTATTCTTCCAGGTCCGGGCGTTCTTCGTCACCGTCTCTTAAAGGCAGTTTTAACTTGGACGGTATTTTACCCCCGAACTTTGTAGTACCTGCTTCGGTTGCTGCTTTAACCGCTGCTTCGATTTTTTTTAGCGTTGCTTTATCCTTTTTAGGGATCAAGATTGCAACACTGTACTTTTTTGTATCGCCTTCTTTGATAGCTGTTGGCTCAAATACATGTGCGTAACTGAATCGCACTTTTCCCGTGATTACTTTCGTTTCTGACATTTTTTTACGTGGTTTTAGTTATTAATTTATTGATTTGATTTTAAAATTTTAGCTTAAATCTGTTACGTCTGTGAAGTCTGCTACTGCCCTTTCTAAGCCGCCCAATTCTGAACGTTTATCTGATACCGGCACTAACGTTGGCGCGCCTGGTGGTTTGATAATGAACTGACCTAACAAGGGTTCAAACTTTCCTTTACCTATTAATTTTTCTAAGTCCCCAAGACCTTTCAGTGTTGTTGTTGTAAATTTATCGGGTGAGTAGTTCAGCTTTAATGTTTCGATCACTTTGGCCGGGTCTGCTATTTTACGGTTGCTTCTGCCCTCCACAAGTTTATAGCCTGGCCACTTCTTGCCCTTCACCGCTTCCGAAAGTAGATAGGAGGCTACAGCGTTCACCCAATCGTTTAACATTGGTTGTTGCTCAAAAATGCCTACCAAGTCCTTTTCATTTAGCAAGTGCGGGTCGGCAAAGTCAAAGGCTGCAAGCTCCATATTTTTTGCAGCAAGGGCTTTGCACATTGGCTTTACTTTGCAGAACTTACACCATTCGCCCGCCACTTGTTCACCTTCACCTTTATAAGCTTGTGCTGCTAAGGGTTTAACTAATTCCTGCCCCCAATTTTCAAGCTCAGCGGTTGAAATTTCCCAAGTGGAAACGTGGTCAAGTCTTGGCTGCATAATCGTTAACCGTACCGTGTGAATATCGTACATCATTTCAAATGCTCTTAACGCACCGGACCCGTATAACATCAATTGTGCGTTTCCGTCCGCGTCAACTCTTACACCTTTGCCGTATTTAAGATCTATGATATCAAGCACACCGTCCGCGATAATACAAGCGTCACCCGTTCCAAAGCCTTTTTCTACTAAGTGCGAAAAGTCTAAGCGTTGTTCGATTAACAATTGCGCGCCCTTTGTTTTCGCCCTGGCAACATTGAAAGTCTCAACTACATAAGTTATGTACTTGTCTACTTCTGCTTCCATTTCGTCAGTGTAAAGTAAACTTTTTCTAAGTTTTGCAAGCTCCTTGTCGCGAAGTTTATAGTCGGTTGCCGTTGTTGCGAAGATCCAACGAAGGTTTAAATCTGCGAATTCGTGCGCTAAAGTTCCTTCTTCAGCATAAGCAGAACGGGACTCTGTGAATTTTTCTTCTAGGCGCGCGCTTGGTGTACAGTTAAGCCACCTAGAAGCCCCTGAAGCAGACAAAAGCGCATGCTTCCGGGATTCGTGGTTTACTGCTTCCATTATTTAAGGCCTTTTAAGAAGTCCATAAAAGCAGGGTAGTCGCTTTCTTTCATAGTTGAAACGTTAGGCGCTCCAAGTTCTGTAAGTTTTGCTTTGATCTTGTCGCGGTGTTCAGTTACTCTTTTAGAAAGCAACGTCCGTACTTCTTCAATTTTTATTGCTTCTTTCGTCCCGTCTAAATCTTCGCCCGTTGCTGCATCTGCTGCCGGTTCAGTCGTTTTAGTTTCTTCTTGTTTTACCGGTTCTGTTGCTTTTTTAGTTACAGTCTTTGCCGGTTTTGTTTCCAGTGGTACGGCTGAACCTGTCGAAGTGGTTGCTGCTGATCCTGAAAGTTTTTGAAAAAGTGCCAAGGCTGCTGCTACTTGGGACGGGTCCGTAGGGTCTACGGAAAGCGTGATTCTTGATTCCATTGTTTTGATTTTTAGGGTTTATTATTTACTTTTTTCTTGTTCTACTTCTCAAGGGTAAGGCCGTAAAGTATCAAAATTACGCATACTAAGCCCATAACGTAAAGCAGGTATAGGGATGCTTTATCGCAAAATTTATTAAACTTGTCCATACTACTTGTAGATTTGCTTGTATAACTGTTGAACTTGTTCTACACTTAGTCCGCAATAAGTCCAGTTAAAAGCCTGGCACACTTTTTTACGTAGTTCAGTGTCTTGCAATTGCGCGCGGACTTGGTCTTTCTCTTGTTCGGTCTGAGCCTTTAAAAGCTCTTTCCGCTGCCGATCAGTTAAACCCTTGTAAGCGTCTACGGTTTTGGTTACGGCTAAATGTCGCATAGGTATCGGTTGTCAAGTAGGACCTGTAACTGCACTCTTGTAAAATTGCCGTCTTTTAGGCGTTCTGACAGCGTAGGAAATGAAATGCCTAGCTTCTCTGCAATAACTCTTTTTGAGTAGCCCTGTGACGCTATTTCAGCTTTTAGCTTTTCACCGTAATGCGGTGCCTTTATTTTTTTGTTAGTTTCCAAAGTGGGTAGGTGTTTTAAATTGTCGACTGCAAACGTATTAATTAAATTTGATATGTGCAAATAAATTTTAACTTTTATTTATTTTATTTTTTAGTGTTGTTAAAATACATTTTGTACTCCCCGTCTCTATCTTCTAAAGTTACCGGGATTGTTTTAGTGATCCAGGTACTAAAAACAAGTGCCTCCTGGTAAGTTTTAAAGATTCTTTTCTTCTTGGCCCCGTCAATGAAAGCAAGAGTTACATAGGGAAAATCGTAAACGATATTGTACTCTACAAGCAATTTAGTGTCTAAGAAATCGCCCCTTTCCAGTTCTTCTTGCGTGAAGACTCCTGACGTATAAATACTTTTAAACCCTTCTTTCCTTTCACCGAACAGGAACTTTTTATAGGTTTGGAACTTAAAAAATGTTTCTTTCTTGTCTGTAACGGTTACAGATACTAAGGTTCTGAGGTTGTATGTCTGTTTCATTTGCTTGTTTTAATTTCTGTTTTTTCTATCAAAATTACCCTGTCAATAGCTTTAAGCATTGCGTTATATTCGCTCACAAGCATATCATACATGTCGAATTCGGGGTGCTTATTTAAGTTTTCCATCCGTTTGTTAACGCTGTGCGTAAGATTTTTACGGATAATGCTTCTTAGTTCCTGGTTGTTCATTTGCTTATTTTTAACTCTTTCACTGTGACTAATCCAAACAAAGGCCTGTAGTCAAGACGTATGATCTGAATATGCCAATCTGACTTTTGTTCTTCCATAAACCTTCTCAGGTGCAAGTAATATTCAAAGGTAGTCTCTATTGTACTTTCACTTACAGTGACGCACCTTGAAGTGCTTTCTTGAAAAAGCAGTCTACGTTTGTCATCAAATGGGTATTTTTTCATATTCTGCTCGGGTGTTTAAAAGTTTACCGGTTTAAATGGGTTATCCGGTTCCCGCTTCTTTAGTTTATTTGTACAATTCGTTTTCTGCTTTTTCAATCCAATTGCAAAGCATCGCTTCTTCTTCAAAAGTGATTGTCCCGTTATCTTGTTTTGTTTCTAAAATTTCGATCACTAGTAAGATTGCTTCCATTTCCCGTAGTTTTTAGTTGCTTGTAATGTTTAACGGCACAAATGTACGAATGTTTCATTAACTGACAAATATTTTTTAATAAAAATGCAATTATTTTTTAAGAGGTTGAAAGTCAGGCAGTTAAAAACGAAACAAGTACTATAGCTGATAATCAAGGCTTTAGCCCTTTTTTGGATTCTTTGTTTATTTCTTGTTTCCGTCCGTAGACTTAGTGTAAGTAGCAAAAAAGTCAAAAAGAAACAAGAATTTTCAGAAACAAGGGGCAAAAACCCTTAGAGTACTATACGCGCGTTATACGCGTACTATGTAATGCATAGTACCTACTATATACCCTATATTGTTATATATAACTCTTATTATAATATTATTGTTTACTTGTTTACATAGTGGTTACGGTTTAGAGCAATAAGGGTTTTGAAGTAAACGACCTTTGTTTATCTTGTTTATTCGTTGTTTACCGCACGATTTAACATCTTTTTAGTAATTTTGTGGTATGAATGTCAATTTATCTGTTAAAGAAGAACGATTTGTAAGGGAATACCTTGTAGACCTTAACGGGATGAAAGCCGCTATAAGGTCAGGTTATAGCCCTAAAACGGCATCTTCTCAGGCTAGCAGGTTGTTAACGAGAGTAAAAGTCCAGGAGTATCTTCAAAAGCTCAAAGCCGAATGCGTTAAACGCTGTGAAGTGTCCGCTGATATGCTGTTACGGGAGTTTATGGCGATAGGCTTTTCCAAAATTTCCGACTTCCTTATAGTCGAAGAAGTGGAAGAAACAGGGGTGAAAATAAACGAAGACACTTTAGAATTTGAACCCTACACCTACAAGCGCAAGCAAGTCAGGATCTTCAATACCGATGAAGTGGACCCTGAAAAGGTCAAAGCGATAGCCGAAATAGAACAGACTAAAACTGGCATACGCGTAAAGCTTCACGATAAGAAGGGCGCACTGCAAGACATTGCAAAGCATTTAGGGTGGTATGAAAAAGATAACGGTCAACAAAATAAAATAGTTATTCAGCCTACAGCGGCAGAACTGAAAGCCTCACGCGACAAATTGAAAAATGAGTACTAAAAAAATTTTTGATGTTATCATCATTGACGACCCTTACGAACCTGTTAAAAACGGTTTAAAATATTCGACTTGGTTAGTTGATAGCACAATAAGCAAACCCTTAAAAGCAGGTTCTACGTGTTTAATAGTTTACGGGGGAAGGGTTAAGTTATGACTACCAGTGATCAACACGCGGCAATTATTGAATGCGAAGACTCTACATTGTTCTTCACCCGCTACTTCTTCAAGAAGCAATACAACCGTAAATACATTGTAGGTGAGCACCACAGGCTTATAGCTGAAGCCCTGGACAAAGTTATAAGCGGTGAAATAAAAAAGCTGATCATAAACATTGCACCGCGTTATGGTAAGACCGAACTAGCTGTAAAAAACTTCATTGCAAAGGGCCTGGCGCACAATCCTAGTTCGCGTTATATACACCTCAGCTATTCCGATGACCTTGCACTGGATAACTCCGAAGCGGTAAAGGACATAGTAAAATCAGAAGACTACCAACAGTTATTCCCTGGTGTTAAAATTAAACAGGGTAGCGACTCAAAAAAGAAATGGTACACAACCGAAAACGGTGGGGTGTACGCTACAAGTGCAGCGGGACAAGTTACCGGCTTCGGGGCCGGTCAAGTGGACGAAGAAATACCTGAAGACATTTGGGGTCCGGGCTTTGAAGATTTAGGCATACAGTCAGACGGTCAAAAGTTTGGAGGGGCCTTGATCATTGACGACCCTATTAAGCCTGAAGACGGGGACAGTGAAACTCTACGCGAACGCGTGAACCAACGCTATGACAGCACGATAAAGAACCGTGTGAACTCACGTAACACCCCGATAATTATAATCATGCAGCGCGTTCACGAGAACGATTTGTGCGGGTTCCTTATCGAGAAAAACCCGGACGAGTGGACCGTCCTTTCGTTGCCCTGCATCAAAGAAGACGGCACTGCTTTATGGAACCACAAGCACACGCTTGAAGAACTTGAAAAGCTAAGAGCCGACAACGAAGTAGTGTTTGACCGTCAATACATGCAGGACCCTAAACCTTTGAAGGGCTTAATGTTTCCGGGTTCTGAAATTATTTATTACAGACCTGAAGACCTACCGAAAGAAGAAGACCCTAAAACTAAAAAGCTAGTGACGGTAGACTTTGAAAGCTCTTTAGGCTATTGCGATATAGCAGACGAAGGAAGCGATCACCTGGCCGCGGCAGTAGGTCGAAACATTGGTGCGCTTACCTACATACCGGAAGTAGTGTATAGCAAGCTAAACACCGATTTTACTTTGCCCTTAGTAGCTGACATGTTAAGAAGACACAAGGCAGAACTGTGCAGGGTCGAAAGTAATTCAATGGGGGCTATGTTCGGTAGGAATTTGCAAGACTTAATACCTAACACACAAGTACTACTACTTCATAATTCAGCCAATAAGCACACACGTATTTTAATGCAGTCCGTACACGTTATGCGGCACTTCCGCTTCTTACACCCTGACTACCAAAATGCCGAATACAAAGCATTTATGAAAGAGCTGTGCAAGTACCTGAAGGAAATAAAAGAACAAAAGCACGATGACGCGCCCGATGCAATAAGCGGTCTTAGTTTATTTATTCGAAGTTTCTTAGCTCACTTGTATTAAATAAAAAAAGTTATATTTGCAGACATGAATGTATTCACGAATTTACTCAGAAGCCTACTAGGTCGTCAAGGTGTTTTTAAAAATGCGGGTTACGGGTACTCCTCTTATATCCATAAGGGTACGCCTATTCTTGTTGACGTGGTCAACCTGGCACTGGTTGTGGAAGCCTGTCCTTATCTGAAAATTGCGATCATGGAGAAAGCAAAAATGTTTTCTAACATGGACATAAAGCTTGTAAAGGTAGAAGACGAAAGCAAACGGATATTGAAGCACCCTGTCTTGGATCTGTTGAGGCAACCGAACGTTCTGCAGAATACGGAAGACTGGTTAAAACAGTATTCAATTTTCAATGACATTTACGCAAATAATTTTATTTATAAGTTAGCACCCACCTCAACAAGTGACCCTAAAGCTCTATTCAATCTACCTTCGGGACAAATGCAAGTAGTGCCAACTGGTAAAGTTTACAAGCAAACAAAGATTGAAGACATCATAGAAAAATACATTCATAACTTTGAAGGTGTCGATACGATATACCCAACGAATGAAATAATTTACACCACTGAAAACGCCACGGTGTTAATAGGTGAAAGCAAGATCCCTTCTTTACAAGTACCGATATCAAATATAGTAGGAGCATTGAAGACCCGCAATGTCATCATAAATGACAGGGGGGCATTAGGTATTCTTAGTACTAAGTCGGGCGACTCAGCGGGCGGTATGCCTTTAAGCGAAAAGGAAAGAGCACGTATAGAAAAAGAATATAAAGCGAAGTACGGAATTTTCAAAAGGGCAGACGGTGAAGACAAGTCAAATGTATTGATTGCAAACACTGAAGTAAAATGGGAAGCTATGTCTTTCCCTACTAAAGACTTAATGCTGTTTGAAGAAATTGAAGAAGATTTTTCCGCTATACTTGGGGCCTATGGAATGGACCGCGATATATTCCCTAGTACTAAGGGGGCAACGTTCGAGAACAAATCACAGGCCCTTAAAAGCACCTACCAAAACACTATACAACCCGCTGCTGATAGGCTTATGCGTTTACTTTCTAATCAACTAGGTTTAAGCGCGCAAGGGTTAAAGCTGATAGCTGACTACTCTTGGCTGCCTATCATGCAAGAGGACAAAGAAAAACAGGCAAGAGAAAAGAAAACAGCGGTGGAAGCCCTTTCTATTATGTTACGGGACGGGGTTATAAACCACGAAACCTATGCTACTATAGCTGAGGTAGATTTTACAGGAGACAAAACTTTTCAGCAAAATAACCCAGCACCTAAACCAGCAACGACTTAAAAACAAGTACTATGAAAGAGAAAAAAAATATAGCTTATCAAGTAAAAGCTTGCGGGCAAATGAAAGCAGCGATCAAAGACGTAGATACTTCAGGCCTG